CATAAATTTTTTTGATATTTCTATTGCATTAGTTATTGCATCTGAATCTAGACATATGTAAATGTCTGTTACATGTTCTTCTATAATTTTTTTCTGTAATACTGGTTGTATAATTTTACCAAATAACGGAATTGCATTTCTTTTTATAGTAATAGCATCAAATGCTCCTTCACATAAAACAATAGGCTCATTCCAGTTAATTAACATTTCAAATCCAATTATATCTTTTGATGTTTGTGGATTTTTATGTTTATATGAATCACTTTGATAAAATGCTCGAGATACAAAATAATTTAATTGGCCAGTATTGTCATAACTAGGAATGATAATTTTACCGGAATATGGTCCTGATTCAGCATATCCAATTCTATATCTAATTATATCAAATATATTAATTCCTCTAGTTTTTAAATAATATATTGCATTTTTATAATCAGGAGATTTTTTCTCTATCCATAATGGTTGATATTCTTCTGGAAGCTGTAATTTATATTCTATAGTTTCTGATTTAGTATTACGATATCTTGTTACTTCTATGATATTATTTAATTTTTCAAATTTAGATTTAGGTAAATTTAATTGTTTAAATAATGAATGTATAGAACGTCCTTTTTTATCAGATATCCAACAATGCCATGGATTTTGGCCTTCCGAATTTGTATTTATATCAATTTCTAATTTAGGTTTATAATGCGATGTAAACGGCGAAAAGAATGCAATATTATCACCTGATGTTTGTTTTCCTTTACCTAATACAGACTCTAATAATTGAAGTAGTTTTAAGTTCTTCATATAATATATTATAAGAAAATTTACTGAAAGATCAAAAGTATTAGTTATTATATAATATTGGTTAGACACAATTAATCGGTCTAACGAATCATCATTTAATAATATACATTATATTAAACGATTTCATCTTTTTATTACTTACATAAAGAAAATAATGATTATTTTTCAAAGATCCAATCATTAAACAAAAAATTTAACTACATTTGGTTTTTCGTCAACTTTACAACACTCATTTAACCATTCTAGCGGCATATCTTTTTTTGCAACATGTTTAATTCCAATTTTTGTTGCATACAATTCATATGTTGTTTTAGATCCTTTTGATATTTTTTGATTTGGGTTTTGAAATATTATTCTTAAATCAATATCAGGATTTGAAGCTAAAATATTTTTCATTTTTTGCCTATCGGTGCTTGTCCATCTTCCCTTAGTTTCAATATACATTGTATTACCATCTTTTTTTGTAAAAATAAAGTCTGGAGTATATTTTGAATTTTTTTGTGGAACAATATATTTCAATGTTTCAGTTTCGTAATTTACAGGATATTCTGCTTCTTTAATTTGATCAGCAACTTTTAATTCCAAACCAGATCTATATCCGTATTTGTATGCTGCTTGGCGTTGTTTATTATTTGTTGAATGCCAATGATTTTTCATAACTTCTTTCTACCAATCGACCATTACTAAATTACCATTCCATTTCATAATATTATCTGGCTTGAAATCTAATGATAAATGTAAATCGCCTATATTTGTTTTTCTAACATGTTGCTGTAACGCTCGCATAAAATTAATTAATTCCATGGAATAACTTCTTGTTTCTTCTGTGTCTAAATAATCAAATACAGAAGCTTCTGGCCCAGCTTGTCTTAAAAAATTTTTATAACCTTTATAAAATTTATTTATTTCCATTTCTTCTTTTGATGATAATGGATTTGCTTTATTCATAATATACATACTACGCTTTGGATCTGAATAATGTATAGGAATAAATGAGTTAAATTCAGACGCCCTTCCAACAATTACATCTGCAACTGCTTTTTCGTCTGGCTCTGTTGTTATTTTAAATAATAAATCTTCTCCATTTATTGCATATACTTTTCCATTATCTCCTTGTGCAACAAACGAATATTCTTTATTTTTAATTTTGTTTAATAAATTATTAGCATCAGTTTCTGATATTTCATTTAATATGTTTTTTAATTTAATCAATATGATAATCCTCCATATGTATTAGAATTATTTATATTAAAATTTTGATTTGTGCTATCCAAACTAGATCCAGATTTAATAGGTCTAATGTCTAAATCCATTCTAACTAAAAAATTTATATCAACATCATTACGTTTTTTTATTGGTTGTCCTAATTTTCCAATTGCTAATAAAGTTCCAGTTGAATTATATAATCCTACTGATGTAATATATGGAGAAAAATCACTCCCAGTTAAATAGTTTAAATATTGAATATTCGAATCATTATGTGCACTATGATTATTAGTAACATTAAAGTCGCCTGCATCGACACGACATAATGTCGACATTTCATATGAAGTAATTGTACTTTGATAACTTGCAGTATATTTTGTAGATAATAAATTATTATATCTATAATCTGGAGTTGATATAACAATAAATCCTTTCTCAGAAAATATATTTCCAACAATATTTGTTTGCAATAATCCTCCACCCTCGCTACGGTCCGATAAAGTGCTTATTTCCAATTGTGATAATGATTTATTATAAATCCTAATTTCATCTAAATATCCTTGTAGATTAGTGCTATTTGTGTTATAACCGCCAATACTTAAATGATAATTGTTATTAATAAATGTTGGAGAATTTATATATGTATTTAAATTATCACGAAGAAAATTAAAACTACCGGATGAATGTTTAGTTCCATTAATATACATCTCAATATCACTACCAGTCTTCTGACATACTACGTGAGTCCAAGAAGAAGAAACTTCTGCAGAAGATGTTATTAACGCAATTAAATTAGAATTATTACCACGTATACTAAATTTAATTTCATTACTTCCGCTTAATTCAATATTAAAAGGACATGGACTTCTAGTTATTTGATCTGCTTTTGTTAATATCAACTGATCATTATTTGTACTATTTGTTCCTGATATAAAAAATGATATTGCATAATCATGTTGTTTATCATATATCCCTTCTAAACTAGATGATATATAACCATTTCCAGAAAATAATGCCGATAATCCTATAGATTGTTGATTTCCATTATTCGTTGTTACTCCAGGAACATAATTAATATTTTGCGATTCATATGTTATATTTGAAGAATCAAAATATTTATTAAATCCTTCATAAAAATTTAATGTATCAGGAAAAAATTCTATATTAATATTTTCATCAAATATTTTTCCAGATCTATTAGATTTTAAACTTAATGATGCACTATTATATGTAAATGAATCTTCTTTAATTTTTTGTCCCATTTTCTTTTGAGGTATACTAAATATAGAAGATGTTTTATATAAGAATATTTCCGTATCATATGAGTCTTTATAAAATAATTGTTGCAATGATTTATAAATGATTGATTTATAAGTACCATTTAAATTTTGTTCACCCCAATTTAAATTATTTTCTGGTATATTTTCTATATAATATGCGTTTAATGGTGTATATAATGAAGTACTTCCAGAATACATATAAAACGTTTTGTTTAATTGCATTGGAGTAAATTTCAAATCAGTAGGATTTACTTTTTTTAAAGCTTTTACTGATTCACCAGTATATTCTGTGATATCTGACATATAAACTCTGTTATTTTATAATAAATATAACAGACGGAAAATACGTGTAATTAATAATCTAATTTAACACGAATATTTAATTCTGATTTTTTGTCTTTTTTGATTGGTTTACTTAGTTTTGCAACAGCTAATAATTCTTGTTGATCATTATATAATCCAACTGTAGTTATATATGATACTGGATCTGTCCAATATCCTTGATTTGCAATTTCAAATTGAGTTCCAGTTACATATGATGGATTATTTGAATAATTATAATCTGCATTATTTAATCTAACAAAATACATAGTGCTACTAACAGTTTCTTTATTTCTAGCTAAAAACGATCCTGACCCCGCAGAAGCAGATCCAGAAACAGAATGAAATAAGCCATAATGATTACTTCCAGCTGCATTAGAACCGGTGTTAGTTTTAAATCCTAACTCATTATCTAATTTTCTCCCATCTAATATAATAACGCTATGTTGTGGATAAACTTTACCATAATATTCAGGAGCAGTTGAATTAAAGATTCCATTTGAAACACTTCCAGAAACAATGTCATATGAATCCGCAATCTCCGGTGTAGATGTTGTTTCTGTTGATGAATTATCAATTAGTTTTATATGAGAAGGTCCTATTACAACACTTCCTGTTGCATCTGTATCTCTAGATGTAATACCACTTAATGGTAATTCCCAATTACCTGGATCTAGTCTTTCTTTTGATCTTGCTCGTTGCAAATTTATTACATATATTGAATCCGTAGTATAAACACCAGATCCAGTTTTAAATGTAAATGCATTTACTGTTTCATCTAATAATAATTGTTTATATTGTGAATATATTGCTTTACTAGGAGCATCTCCTAATTGTCCACCGCCATTATTTAATGATCCGCTACCTCGCTGATCACCATATGCTAATGCAAATTGAATTGCAGACCCAGTTGCTGCCGGATCTTTTTGATATACATTAACATAATATGCTTTTTGAGAAATAGATAAATTTGATGCAGTAAAAAATGTTGATAATAATGGCTGATCATCACTCCATAATGCGTCTGTTATTGTTTCTTGTGATGAATCAATAATATCTCTAGTTGTATCCAATTGTTGAAATGATAATGATTGGCCTTGATTTGGTAGTTGTTTTAGTAAATTTATCATAGTTGTTCTCATTTTTAAAAAGTCGTATTTGTTGAGGCAGTAAACGTACGTTTTGCTTGTGTTATATTAACAGTTACTTCTCCTCCAGTTTCATTTGCAAAAAATGTAATCGTAGTAGATCTAGTTTGAGTTGTAGAAGGATTTGGATTCAATGTTAAATTAAATCCGCCTAAACCAACGATTGCTACAGAAGTTGCATCGCCAGTTATTCCAGGAGCTACATTACTTAATGCTTGTCCTGTTGCTGCAGTTAATGTTCCTATTGAACTATTAGATAAAACCGCTGTATATCCTAATGTTGAATTTGCATTTGAAAAGTTTAATGTTGATACATTAAATGTAAGTGTTGATCCATTTCCTGATTGCGTACCCATCGTCGCTGGAGCTACTGAAACTTTTGGTAAATATTGTGCATTATTTCCAGGTAATGTTAATAATCTATATTTTAAAGCTTTTGTTTGATCTGGAATTGCTTCTGTTACTGGCATATTTTCAATAACATCTCCATAAAATGCTGTACCTCTTGTATCATTTGGATTCCATAATGTATAATCTATTTCATCATCACCTAACGCAAATTGTGTAATATTAAAAGCGGTTCCTCCTTGTGCTAATAATTCACGACCTTTATTTGTTAATATTGCGTCGACTGTTATTGATGTATTATCTAAATATCCCATATTAATGTCCTTTTGTTTTTAATAAATATTGTTCAATCAAAATTTTGATTAATTTCCTCTAGTAGATTTATAATTACTTTTATTATTTGTAGTTCGTTGTATAACCGGTGGATTATTTTCTGGTATTGATGTATTTCCTTTAGCAGCTAATGTATTAGTAGTTGTTTGAGCTGTTGTTGTAGGATCATTTTCTGATACAATAATTTCTGGTTCTTCTTTAATTGTTATTTCGGTATCACGTTTTGTACTAAATACTCCTAATCGATTAGGATCGCTGCTAACTAATTCTGTTGGACTAACTCTTACTCTTGTAACAACCGGTTCTCCAACTGGAAAATTATTAGTCGGAATATTAATACCAGGGCCAGTCAATTTACATCCTTCAAATCTATGTCTTCTTTGACCTACTGTTGCAACTGAAATTCCTGCAGAAGCGTTAATATTTACACTTAATGATGATATACTTCCGGTATACATATCTATAGGACGCATTTCTCCTTGTATTTTATTAGATATACCAGATAATAAGATATCTTTATTATTTAATACTACATTAATATTATCATATGAAAAAGGTATTTCTGGAGATATATTTAAAGAAGACGTATAACTATTATTTTTTAATTGAACTGGTTTACTATATACCGCTTCTTTACTTCTTTCTAATAAATTTGGTTGTACTAATAATCCTTTAATTTTATCAGCTCTTGCAGGTAATACTTGATCCAATTGTTTAAAAAATGATAAATCAAATAAAGTAAACATATTGATAAATGCATTTAAATTATTTTTGCTACTATATTTTTTCCAATATGATTTAGAAAATTGTATCAATTCTGGATATGATTTTTGAGATTGATCTTCTGGATCTCCGATGTATTGATCTAATCTTACATATCCTAATTGTGCTATTATATCTTCATCAATAGTTGTTTGTGGAGAATAAAATACTCCTAGTTTATTTGAATCTAACGGAGCTTTATCATATTGAGATAATGAAGCTCTTGTATCAGAACTCAAACTACCAATAAGTTCATTAGATTCAATTCTAATTTTATTGTCGTCATACGTCCCGGCTCCTATAGAAATGCCATCATAATAATATGTTTCTTCTAACGAATCATATGGAGTATCAGAACTCCATCCTATAAATGAAGCTGAAATATTTGATGTTTTTGGTTCTACACCAAGTAAACTTCCAGTTTGTGAATGATTAATATTTTCATTTAATGGAAGTCTAAATAATAATTCATCATATGTACTAATATTACCATCATACGATCCTGGAGCTTTTGTGTGATTTTCAAACGGAGAATCTTGTAAACTTGAAGACCACAATCGTAATTCTTGTAATTGTCCTTTTAATCTTGTCGAACCTCCTAATGTCAATGTTCCTGTATTAGAAAAATTTCCTGTTATTGATGAAGAAACTGTAGCTACAATTTTTCCATATTTTGATTTTTGTACTAATAACTCTAAAGTTCCAGAAGATCCGCTTCTTAATAATGTATTTAAATATTCTCCATTATAACATTCTATTTCTGAAGTTGCATTTCCGTTAATACTTAATGTTCCTAATGTTCCACGAACAAAATCAATTGTTACGTCATTTGATCCAATTGAATATAAATTCATTGAACTAGGTACTGTTGGATTATTTAATACGTCATCTACTTTAAATCGTAACTCAACAGACTCAATTGGCTGATCATAATCAACACGTACTGTACCAGCATTATTATTGATTAAATCTAATGAATAATCAAAATTTAATTTTTCATATATAGGCTTTCTATCTATTCTAGGACCGCCATATTCTTTAATTGTAATTAATGATTGCGGTACTCCATAACATGCTAGTAATGCTTGAATACTTCTTTTAGTTCCTTTTGATTTTAATAATCCTGGAATATTATTAACTATTCTTCTCCATACTTGAAATGTCATTTCGCGACCTGGTAATGATTCTTCACCTACAGTATTAGATCCAGTTAACGGTGTCCCAGATTCATTTGTTCCTAATACATATTCCCATAGATTTTGATATTGATGTCCGTTTGTTAATGTCCAACCAAATTGTTTTGCTACTGAATATAATAATTCATTAGGCATTCCAGATTCTGGATGTTCATCTCGATTATTAATTTTAGTCATACAATGAATATATGAATGTAATATATCATAATGATGTCCTAACATATTAACAAACACTTCAAGTTGTTCATTATTTTCATCTAATAAAATAAATTCTGGAACAGCTTTTGTTAATCGATTATTATTTCTTAAATCATATAATGAAGCAGATTCATATAATCCTGAATACCATGATTCGAATATACTACTAGTTACTGCATATAACTGATATGGTCTTGAAACATTACTTTTTGGAACCGGCGATATATAACTTCCGGTTAAAAAACTAACGTTAGGATTTATACTAGGAATATCATTACTAAATAATCCAGAAGAAGACTTATAATATAAAAAGTTTTCAAATTCATCAAACGTCCCAATTAAATTATTATATAATGAAGTATAATCATTTGCATTAGTTACCGCAGTGCCTCCTGATATATTTGCAGATGATGCTGACTGAGCGGTATAATATTCTAATAATTCTAATTTATATTTAAAATTTGATAATCGTTCAGTAGCCGAACTATAAAATATAAAGTTATTAAAATCTGTATAGTCAATATTTAAATCTATTCCAGACAGCGATCCGGAGAAATATGAATCAATAATTTGTTGCGACGTTTGTAATGATGATCCTAATAATTGATTCCAATTTTTTAACGATGTTTCAGAAGATTGTATTGTTTCATCATATGCATCCCAATTAATACTATCTAATACATTATATTGTATTTCAATTTCTTGTTCGGATAATGCTACATTATCAATATATGGTAATTGCGTTTCACAAACAACCCAACATTTAAAATTTTCTTTGAATATATCGGTGTCTATTGGTTTATATGTTTTAACAAATAAATATTTTCCTATGATAACACTATTAACAAAATGTATTGTTTGATTTTTTCCAAAGTTTAATAAATAGTTTTTACTTGTTTGTGTATTAAATACTGTTTGATTAACATTATTTATCCAATCAGTTACTTGTAATAAATGTTGACTATTTGTTTCATCTAATAATCGTAATCTAATTTCTGTTTTATCAGCTGAAACTTTATCAATTACAAAAGAAGGATTGTCATAACTTCCAATTTTATTTTCAAAGAAATTAACAATTAACTTATAATTACCAGAAGTTAATTGTAAATCAGAGAATTGTTGATATGCATCTAATGTATGAGCATTATTTAAAAATATTGGATTGTTATTTTCATTAATTTTTTGACCAGTAAATGCAGATAAATTTACACTGTTATATTTTCCAGTAATCCAATCTTCTCCGGAGTATACATGAAATTCTGTGTCATGATATCCAGTATCAAATATATATTGTTGGTTATTTCGTAAAAATATATTACGATCTATGTCACTATATCTGTAACCTTCTAAAGCATTTAAGCTTTCATTTATTTGTTTGATATTTGAATATTGTGTTATCATAATTTGTTAAATTCAAAATGGTGGCCCAAATGGCATTGTTGTCGAAGTTAAATTAGGAATCGATTCAAAATGTATTGAAGGAATTACTATATTATAGGAAGATACTATTCCTGAAGTTTGTTCATAAGTCCATCCAATAAAATATACATCTAAAGGAAAACTTGAAGACTGATTATTTAAAAATTGTATTTCAAATTGTTCGCCTGTATTAGGAGTAAATCCATTTGGAAATATGTCAGTTATATTTAAAGACCATCCTCTATAATTATCTCCAGGTTTTTCTGGACATAATAAATCTACAGAATTAGTACCACTTTTATTATTATATCTATCACGCAATTGATTTGTGATATTTGTTCCATCTTGTAACAGTCGATATTTAGTACCACTTTTATTAATATTTAATGTTACTTTATACCAAATATATTTTCCATCTCCAGTTGCAGCTAAACTTTCTCCATTCATACCTACATAAGTATTAGAATAAGTTCCAGCCATATTGCTAAAAGTCAATGGATAAACATCTTCAGTTCCAGCTGTAACACTATATCGATAATAATTAGCATCTCCATTAAGTGGAATATATTCTTGAGGACTTCCAAACGTAGGAGCAGTGTCAAATTTCAAGCTTTCACCAACTGCAACTGGTACAACTCCTCCATTAATAATTACATCTTTTACCAATGATGCAGCTGTAAGACCAGTAGTATCACTTCTATATGGTCCAAATGGGTCATTATCTGAAATAATATTATAGCTGCTTAAATCACTTGTAGTATTATTAAAATTTGATATAGAAATGCCAATATAACTATTTGCTGCAGAAAATTCAGATGCAACAAACTCAGCATATCTGTTTCTTCCCAATTTTTCTCGAATGCCAACATATTCCATTCTTCCAAATTTTGGTCCGTTTATTGTTAAATTTTTCCCTGCAGGAATTGTAGCTGGATCTCCATTATTAATAATTGAAGTTTTAAAAGTAATTTTGCCATAAACATTTCCTTCTAAAAATGCATCGTCTGGCGTATAATTATCTCCAGTTATATATCCGTCAAATACAGATACTGGTACTGTTGTTACAGTAACTTCGTTATATCCACTAGCATTATTTTCTCCTTCATCCTTACCAGAAATTGTTCCTGCAATATTTGCAAATGGTGGCAAATTATTTTTTAACGCCCAAGTACTATCTGCAACAATTAAAAAAAGTCTTTTCTTTCCAGCTTGTACATAATATCTATTAGTTGTTCCTGTACTTGGTTTAATTAATTTTCCGGAATATGGGTCATTAGTTATTGCAGCATCAATATCAATATCCAATATTGATTCGTCAAATTCAATATTGTCGACAGTTGTTGATATTTGAGCTGGAAATTTAAAATATTTAAATTGAGTGTCAATTGCAGCTACTATTGATCTATTTGTAAAATTATTACTTATATTTTCAATTACTAGTAATTCATTGTTCTCATTTTCACGTAAAGATATATTACCTTTATTATCTCTAGGATTTACATATGAAATATTTGACTTGTATAAAGATCCACTGATACGATATTTTTCATATTCATTTAATTCCGTTAATGATGGAACATATGGTTGAGGTTGAATAGCATTAGACGTATTTGGAGTATTATTATTTGATCTTCCTACTATTGTGGTACCAACAGTCGTTGTTTGATTTCCAGAAGTAATTGGAATTAATTTTATACTACCACGATTGTGGATTGCTCCGGTCATATAATCACCATTTGCCATAATATGATATGGTCCTATATAATCAGCTCCTGTTGTACTAAGTGTAAATTGTCCTGAAACAGCTGTTTGTACAGTGTTTGTTGGCGTATTATTTCCTTGCGACCCAGGAGCATAACTTCCTCCTTGAGAAATTCTTGGATATAGTTTTAATTTTTGTATCAACATATTATCTTACTACTTTAAAATATAAATCATCATCGATAAAATCTTCATAAAATCCATTTACTACTTTAAATGATAATCTATAATATCTTTCCGGCATTAATCCAGTCATATCAATATTGATAAAATTACTAGTTGAATCACAACTTATTTTTGTATATTGAGAATCATATGGAACTATAATTTCATCTGTTGCTGCGTCTATTATAGAATATAATGTATCTGCCGGCAGGTATTTTACTGTCTGTTGTGGAAATAAATTAGTTGGAGATTTTTGTGGATATTTATCACGAGCATAAATTCTAATTTTATTAACGCTAGTGTCTTTATATTCTTTTTGTAAGCTAGTATATATTTTATATGAATCAATATCAAATTCTGTTAAAGTACCATTATTAAAAGTTGATTTGTCAAATAACATTAATATTCTAGGAACATATATAGTATGAGTTTCTCTACTAAAAAATCTTATATATCCGGTTTGATTAACATCGCTTTCATCAGTTTCAGAAAACTTTAAAAGAAATCCATTATTTGGAACTGTAACTCCTCCACTACCACTTATCCATGTTTTAACTGCTCCTGTTACATCCATATTAATATCAGTTGGTCTTGTGCTAAACGATTCTGAAATACCTGTGCCAATTCCTGGTTGAGTATAAAATGATTGGGAATAAAAACTAGAACTATAAAATCCATCCGATACTTGATAAAGCCAACTACCACCTTTACCAGATCCAGATGCATATAAATCAGTTCCAGGTATATTATAATTTTGAGATCCAGATGTCCAACCACTTCCAGATTTTGGAGTATTCCAACAAACACCATCTGTAATAGCTGGGTTACTATTTTGAAATCCTGTTCCATTATTCCATGAGTCAGTAACTATGTTTGCGTCTATTGTATATTGAGCTGGTAAATTTTTTGCATTAGTAGTATATAATTGCAGCATAAATTTACAAGTATCTAAATCAACAGAATATTTTTGTAATGCCGTAGTTATTTCGTTCATATCAAATTGAACTATAAATCGAGAATCTAAATAATTTTCGCCAGACGTTGATAAACGTTTTCCAACTTCTAGTATTTCGTCAATACCGGTATTATACGTAGGCAATGATTCATATAATGTTGCGTCAGCTGATGGATAAATAATTTTAAACATATGTTACCTTAAAAATTTACTACTTTACCTTTTATATCACGATTTAAATATTTTATTTCAAAGATAGCAGGATCAAGTGGAGGATATATTACTCCTTGTTTAGTAGCAGATGTTATATCATACACATTCCCAGAATAACCTTGGGCAGTATCAAATTGATTTTTAAATGTTACTCCAACTACATTTTGAACTCCGGGAACATTTCCTATTTCATTCATTACTTCTGTTTTAACAATTGGTTGATTTATTTGCCATCTATCAATATCAAAATATTTTTTCATTGCATCTACACAATTTAATAATACTTCATTTGAATTATAATTATTTCTTATAATAATTTCAAAATCTAATGCTATATTAACTATTAATGCATCTTGTATATTTACAGCATCTGTTAATATTCTATAATATGACAAATAATTTTGTAAATTAGATTTTATTGCATTATTGAGTTGTGTTAATTGTTTTGATCCATTAAATCCTAATACATGTAAATTTAATGCTAATGGATTTGCAACTCTACTTGAAATGAATTTATTTTGAGATAATTGATCGTCTGGAACAATATATGCTTTTGATACACTACCAAATTTTGATGGCATTGCATAACATCTAATAATATAATCATCTTTTGTTACTAATCTATTCTGAGTTGCAAAATTAGACATTGCATTATTTTTTATATCCTGCACTGTATCAGCACTTTTACCACCAGAAGAAGGATTAGGATTATTTACTGCTAAACTACTTTTTGCAAATCTAATCATACCAGCATTAATAGTTGAATTTGGGTCATCATAATATTCTACAAATTCGACATCTGTTACTAAATCAGATGTAATATTATCACTAACTCCTTTACCTGTTGTATAAGTAACTGTTAATGTTGTATTTGAAGGAGCTTGTCCATATGTTCTAGTATATAAAAAATTTGAAGGATCTATATCAACATTAACTCCATGTCCCATTCCTTGTAATCCATTTCCTACATTTTTAGGATTTGGAATAATTTCTTCATCATTATTATCACTAATACCAGCGCCAAATTGTATTTCTAATGTATTATCGCTACGCAATCTTGTAATAAATCTTTTTGCAGTTTTCTTTAGTTTTAAAAGATATGGGGATGAATCTCTATATTGAGCAAAATCAGGATCATTTTGTATTAAATTTGGAACTTCTTCAAAAACTGTGTCTTGTCCCAAATAAGGAACTTCTGTCCATACATCACCATCTGATTCAGTAATGCTAATAATATTAATAATATTAGTATCTGTTATAACAACTTTATCATATTGTTTAGGAGATGTAAAATTAAATGTTGCTGTTTTAACTGCGCCAGACACCGCAGGAACTTGTTTTTTTAACAAATAATATGTAGGTTCATTAGTAGATTCATCACTTTCATATACGGTTACTTCGGTTGGATTTATTGACGAAGAAGTTTCAAAATCTACTTCTGTTAATGTTCTAAATTCAACAGATCCATTATTTTGTTTAGCCCGCAACCCAGATTTAATTGATAATGCAAATGTATAATCTGGTTTATTATTAACACCACTACCAATTGCAGGAACTAATTGAAATACGTCTAATGTTACATATGAAGGAATAACATTTTTTGCATTATATCCTAAAGCTTTAGCTAAATCATATATATTTTTTCTTTCTGACGCTTGTTCTAATAATGATTCTTTTAAATTATTATCAGCATAATAACTTAACACATCTCCAACATATGCAGCCATTTCCATAAACAACATTCCAGGTGAAGATTCATTAAAATCAGTGTAATCGTTTGGAAAATATTGCTTTGTAAAATCTATTAGATTTTTTCTAAATTGACCAAAATCTTTTCCTAAATATGATATATCTTTTGTTACTTCCATATAATCCTTATTCAATTTTTACAATGCCATTTTGATCTGCAAAAATTATTATAGTTTGTTCAGATCCAATTCCAGTAACTGTAAATCCAATTGATATTTTTATATCATGAGTAAGATTATTATCATCTTCAAATGTAACTATATCTAATTTAGATATGTCAATATATGGTAACCAAAATGCAACTGCAGATGTAATTGTATCTTCGATAAAGCTTTTTAATTCACTAGTTATTGGTTCAAATAACACATTTAATAAATCTGTACCAAAATTTGGTTGTTCAAATCGTTCCCCTTTTCTTGTTAATAATAAACTTTTTATATTTGTTAATGCTTGATCATCTGTTGTAAAACTTTTTGCAAAAATTCCTTTGCCATTAAATGGAAATTTAACTCCAATTGCGACATCCGGATTTTTAGTTATATCATTAGCTGTTACAACTTGATATGCCATTCATTACCTTTTCTTTTTATTATCAATTGCTTTCATCAATGCAGAATAATCTCGTGTCATTGCTTTTTGTATTGTAGGATCTACTTTTAACGACTTACCAGATTCTGGATCTGTCATAACGGCAGTTTGTTGAATATTTCGTTGCATTCCAAATCCTTGAGCATTTGCTGATGTCATTACTATATCTTCTGTCATTAAATCTTTATAATCACTAGCACTTTTATGCTCTGTTAATTTACTAGTTTCATTTAATATATTTGCAAATTTTGTCTTATTAAAGTTAACTGAATTTTTTGTAGATCGAACTACAGGACGAACTGTTTCTGTAACTTCAGTATCTTCTGTTATTGTATTAATCGTAGACTTTAATCCTTCTTGTAAAATTTCTGTTAATTCTTGTTTTATAACAGAACGCATTTCTTCTTGTATAACTTTTCTTAAAGTTTTGATAAATTTTGATTGTTCCATTCGTTCTTCTTTTTTAATAAATATTACTATTAATAATTTACGGGCGTTCCCCACCCATTATTTGTTTTAGGTCCGTATATATGTTGTCCATTAGTATCAACATAATAATCTCCTACTTTTCCTAGATCATCATTTGGAGGTACTATACCTTCATATGATTGTGCAGGTGCTTCTTGTAACGATGTTAATAAACTTTGTTGTGAGCTTACAAGATTATTAATAGTAGCTAAATGTTGTTTCATGTCAGATACCGATACATTTTGTTGTGTATAAAATTCGGTACCTATTGTATAATCATCATGACGACTCCCAGTAGATCCCCAACCGACACCATTTACATTATTATATCCTTCTCCTGACCATAACCATGTTCCTTTTCCATCATCAAATGGAGATTTGGGTGTAGGAGGCACGCCAATTGGCGATCCTAAATCACCAGATCCAGATATTAATATCCATGAACCACCAGGATATCCTGGTATAGAATCACTATAATCTAAATTATTAAGAGCATTTTGAAGTCCTTGTGTTCCAGATATACCTATATCATTTGCATTTTGATTACAAGCT